ACCCTTAACACCACGAACACCGTTCACTGTTGGAACGATTTCTTTTCTATCCATAAAGCGTTCTTGTGCTTGTAATAGGTCAGAAAGAGTTTGTAGCGTATCATATCCAGTTAGAATAACCTTTGGTGAACCACCAGCAACTCTCAAATCTCTAATCATGTTGTTTAGAACAGTTAGAGTCATTTGACGAGCAGCAGTTGAAGCGTATGTTGCTCCGAAAGAAACTGCTGAATCCAAGAAAGAACCTGCATCCCTGTCTGAACCATAAATATGACTTGTTGCTGTTCCGTCAGCATCACCAAGAAGGTTTGCCGTTTCCATAGCCTCTAATTCAGCAGTAGAAGTGATAACCTTGTATAGAGAAGTATAGTTTCTATCAATGTTAGCAACAGTTGATGTAGCAACTGCTGAACCTGCATCATAGTTTTCCAAAGGCATTACAAGCATTTGGTTCTGTACTTCTGCATGGTGCTTACCCATATCTTCACGAAGTTGCGCTCTAATATCACCGATACCGTCGTCAATTTGTGCCATTTCCATAGCCAATTCGCTGAAATCAAATTGATGAGCGATAATTTTAGGGCTTGTAAATAGTGTAGTGTAAGTAGGTGCAATTGGGCCTAGACCATCATTTGCAGTATTTAATCCTGCATTCTCTGGAACTCCACCAATTAGGTCTGCTCTAAGAGTAGAACTACCAAGAGAAGTTAGTGAAGTATCTCCTGTAACTCCTACAGAAAGAGAATTACCGCTTCCACCAGCAGGACGCTCTGAAAGAACTCTCCAACCACTAGAAGTATAAGGTCGCTTTGCGATAATAGATAGTGCATTACACTCTCTATTTAGCATAGACCAAACCTTTTGACCGTATAGTTGGTTGTAAAGATTACCATTAATACCAGTTGTAGGGGATGTTTGTGCAGCAGAATCATGTGCGCCATGAATACCGCTTAATCCACCAGCAGCCTTCAATAGTTGATTACCAAAGGCTCCGCCTGTTATTCCATATGTCTGTGCTTCTAAATCTGCTATTGTGTTAATATAACTCATATTATTGACCTCCTACCATCTTATGAATCTCTGACCAGTCCATTTCGGCCAATTCATCCATGCTTGGGAGTTGTACTTGTGAATCTTCTTGTGCCTTAATAATTGTATTCTTTTCAGCAGTTAAAGATTTGCGTAGTAGTGTAAATTCATTCTTTAGAGATGCAATTTCGCTTGCAGCATCATAGTTTGCTTTTGCGATAACAGTTTCTCTTGAAGAAGTTTCGTTAGTAAAGCGGCCTTCAAACTGCTTTTGCAGATTGTCATAAGCCAACTTTTCAAGTTGTTCTTGACGGAAAGCCTCGTATGCCTTCTCAACATTACCAACTGACAAATCAAGTGTTTCTAATTCATCATTGTTAAATGCTTTAACAACAGGCAAATCAGAACTTCGTGGCTTACCATTATCAATAACTACTCTATCTGCTGGTTCACCTATTTCGATACCACCAGCATCAAGAGTAGAAAGCATGGCTTTGCTTTCATCGTCCATATATTCTGCTTTTTCATCTTCATCGTCAGCCTCGTATTCAGCCTTCTCTTCGTCCAATGGCATACCCTTCTCTTCGTCAGGCATCATTTTCTCATCATCATCTTCTTTCCTAAGAGAATTAACTTCATCCATTAAGGAATCTAATTCTGCCAGTGCTTTTTCTAGTTTGCTCATATTGTTCGCCTCTGTTTTTTTGTCTTGTTTTAATATATCAAATCGTGCTTCTGGATTTATTCCTTTTTCACATATTGTTACTTCATGTAGTTCTAATTTACTTATTTCATTATAGTCGCCTAGTTCTGGATTAGTTTTCTTTACTTTATGTATAGCCTGTCCTCCAATGCTAAATGACCTTAATGAACCTTTTCTAATGCCTCTATTTATTTCTTTGGCTTTTTCTATATCGTCTCTTAACTTAATAACTACAAAGAATCCTACATCATCTACTTCTGTTTTCCAAAGTCTACCATTATTATCTCTATATGATTTTATTACTTCCCCAACTTGAACATTAGAATGATTAGTCATTACATTTCTAAACTTTGGGTTCTCCATATATTTGTGTACTGCTTCGTTAAGTGCCTTGAGTGTGATTAAATCGTTTTGTTTATCTACAATTTCAATCGAAGCATATCCACCAATCATTAAAGAATCATTTGATTTTAATATCCTTAAATCTTCGGTGTGGTTGTATCTCTTCATTAGAAGTGACATTTTGCCTCAACCCTTCCTTATCCTTTCCACTATATAAAGAACGCCTAGTCTTCGCTAGGTATGGTTAATTTGTTATACTTATCTTCATAGATATTCCAAAGCCCATCATCGTTTTCTTTATCTGCCGGTGTTTGTTTGTAGCCGGTCCAAGCAAGCCACATCTGCTTACCCTTTACAGGTACTACTCTAAGATGTAATTTAGTCTCAAATTTATTCCCTTCTAAAAAGTATTCGTGATAACCATGTCTCTGAACGCCTAATTTAACCTTTCCAGAATCAATCACCTTTTCTCTTTCAAAGGTTCTAGCAACTTCCGCAGGGTATTTACCTGCTTTACCGAATAAATCAAATAATTCTTTTTGGTCTTCTAAATCAACATTCCAATTAATTGATTCATCACCTAGTTTCATTACAATGTTAACATTATCATCTTTTCTAGAATATATCTTAAATTGCCCAGATTGATGCTCACTAGGAGTTTTATATGCTTTCATAATATTGTCATTCTCTAACATTATTTTATCATGTTCAGCAAATAACTTTCCTTCTTCAAAGGAAAGGCCGTCTCTATTATCAGACCACTCTTTTATTTTTTTGCTATTAGAGTCTAGTACATCTTCATAAAGAGAACCTGAATTTTTAACTAAGAAATTATGAACTTCTTTAGGAGTCTTTGCTCCATTTTCTTTTAAATAACTAAATATAGTAACAGTTAATTTACTTTGTTTAGTTTTCATTATTTCTTCTACTTTAGATTTCCACATATCTAAATCATTTAAAGCATTTTTAGACATTAAATTATCTTCTTCAAAACCATAAATAGTGAATCCGTCTAAATCAGATTTAATAATAATAGTGGCTTCACCATGAATATAATCAGTTACCTGAACTCCTTTTTCTAAAGCCTTTACATCATAGTTTAATGACTTCTTGGTATCTTTAGCCAACAATTCTAAAGTAACTAACTTATCTGGCATATCTACTTCGGGTATTTCAATAACCTTTGCTGAATATAAAGTGAACCTTTCTCCAGATTTCTTCACTTCATCTACTTTAACCCTAATAATATCTCCTACATCAACAGATATTTTAGTATTGAGGGCTTTGCCTACATCCATATATTTTTTACCCTGTAATTCCTTAATGTACTTTCCTTCTTCTTCAGTCGGGCCAATATCAATACCAACAGTATAAGAATATAGATTACTTTTAGTTTTCTTTTTATCTAATACTATTACATCTAAGTCCACAAACTTCTTCCATTTAATCCACTTAGGGTTCTTTTTAGTACCGATATAATATGTAGAAGTAGCGTCTTTAATAACTACTCCTTCAGAAGTAGGCATATCCATGATTTCTTTCGCATATTCTTCAATATCTTTAAGACTATCTGCTTCTCTTGTATCTTTTTTAGAAGGGAACACTAGATGTTCAGTAGAACGAGAAGAGTAATTATTAAACAAAGTCTTCATTCTTTCTGTTAATTCTTCTTCTGCCATATTTTGGTCATTATGTCTAATAATATCAAATACATGACATTTTAATTCTGCATCTTTATATTTACCTTTAAACACATGAGCAATAGTGTCTGCTCTATGTAATGGTTCATCATCATCAAATAGAATCAATTCAGCATCTAATATACAGTCACCGAAATGTTTTTTCTTTAATTCAGATACTATATCTTTACACTTGCTAGTGATTTCTTTCTCATTATAAGAATATATTTTAATATTATTATCTATCTTATGTAATTGGATTCTCATACCGTCATATTTTTCTTGAACAAACCATTGGCCACTAAATCCTTTTAATTCATTAATATCATCTATTTCAAATATTCTATACATAGGTTTGTTAGGTACTACGAAGTCACTGATGGCTTTTTCGGTTTCAGACTTTTCATCTTTAGACTTTTTAATATCCTTTAAGTCTTCTAAGTCTTCTTCATCTTCTTTAGATAAAATTAATAACTCTAATAAATCCATGCCAGCCTTTACTTTAGATTCGACCTTCTTTGAGTCTTTTCCATCCCCGTAATGCTCAATAATATAGAGGGCTATGTCCTCTGATTCTAGGTCAAGTCCGGTAAGACCCACTGTAATATCGTCAGGTTCCAGATTTTTAACAGCGTAAATGGAAGGATTAATGATTTTTTTATCATGCCTTAGCGCATAATGGATAAATTTAACCATGCTTTCAGGATTATTTAATAATTCCTCAAGTACACTATCAGTAAATCTTTTAGCAAAAGGGTCGTCTACTAAATGAGAAGAATATCTAATTAACTTAATTGCTTCAAATAATTCCTTTGCTTGTTCAGATGCAGGGTTTTTAATTTCTTTATCATCTAGTAAAGTTTCATTAATAGTTTCCTTTAATTCTTTACTTGCGGCATCTATTTCATTATAAGATTCTCTAATGGTATCAACCATATTACGCCAACGGCCCCCATATTCACTAGGGTCTGTTTTCGCAGAAAGATAGGCTACTCTAGTCTTTTCAAATAAGCGAAGTATTTCTTGAGAAGGCTGCTTATCTTTCTCTATGGAAGAGAGATTCATAGTCCTCTCACCTAAATCTATTTACAGGTTTTAATATACCATCAACATTAAATTCACGAATTAGTTTTTGAGATTCTTCTTGAAACTCTTTTTGACCAATGCTGCCGTCTTTAAGTCCAGCAAGCATTCTATCTAGGTCTTTTTCAACCTGTCTAATTAACAACTCAACTTCTCTAATTTGAGTTTTATCTGCTTTTACTCCGCCTTCGCCTCGAATTGTATATTTAATAATATCTAAAGACTTTTTAAATTCTGTGACTTCTCCGGCATAGCCGTGTTCATTTACTGGCCCTTTGTTTTCTTCAAACTTAGTTGTATCTTTCTGAGCCTTTGGCCGTTTTAGTTTAACTATATCCAATTCATCATCAGCAGGATTACGATTATTCTCTAACGATAATAGTAATTCTTCTTTAGCACTTCTAGCCTTCTCAATGGCTAGACTAATTGTTCTTTCTTCTTTTGTTACTCTTTCCGGCATTATTGTCCACCTGCTTTTTCTACCATTTTATGAATATCAGACCAATCCATATCGTCTACATTAATTGAAGTAGTACTATTATCCATTAAAGGAGAAGGACTTTCGGCTACAACTAAACCAGCCTTCATTAATATGTTATCCTTAGCATATAAAGTCCTTTCTAATGATTCCACTTTTGCACTTAGAGCCTTTACTATCTCTAACATCTCTTGATTGATTGTATTTTCTTCTGTCATTTGGATTCCTCCTTTTTGCCTCTTGGATGAATTAAATCTTGTAATTGTCTGAAGAGTAATTCGTACTCCTTACGGAGTTTCGTTGCCGTAGCCACTATATCAAGATTCCTCTCACCCATTGATTTCATTTTCTTATTTAGTTTCTTATCGGCCTTCATTAAGTCTAATTCTTTAAGAGTGTCTATTAATTCTCCTAACTTAGTAAAGTCTTGACCAAAGTATTCGGTGGGTTCTGCTGACTGTAAGGTTTTCTTTAGTTTCTTTCTACCTTTAGCATCTAAAGAATCAAGTATCTTTTTTGGTACTTGTTTCTTCTCTTTAAGAATAAATTCTTCTCCTTCTCCGTAGTAATCCCATGTCATATTAATTCCTCAAGTAACTTCTTAATGCTCCTTTTAACTTATCTAATTTTTCATATTTTCTAACTAATTGATGTGATAGTTTTTCCATTTGAACAATATCTCTATTGTCATAAGTATCTAAAACATTACCATCATTACTTATTGCTTGTAGCCATACATTATCTACTTCTAAAATAGTTGGTCTAGAACCTGCCTTACCTGAAACCCATTCTTTAAACTCTTCGGCTTCAAAATCGTCAAGTTTCTTTAATATCTTAGACACTTTCTTTAAAGTAACATAAATAGATTCAATAGTATTACCTAAATCAGTTAATTTATTACTTTCTCTATCCCATCTTTCTTTAGCAGCCATTTCATCTTTTCGGCCTTCTTCTTCCTCTTCATACTCGGCTACTTTATCAGGGTCAACTTTTCCTTCAGCATCTTCTTTTGGGCGACCAAGAGCATATTGCCCTTCTACTCCTGTGGTAAGTTTAGGAGAATCAGGGAAATCCTTATAAATATCTAAGAACGCAGTTAATTCTCCTTCAAATTGATTTATCCTTTCAATACTTTCTTTTACCTTTATTAGTTTATTTTGTTCTCTTTCTAGGTCTTTCTGTATTTCTTCAGTTGTTTCTTCTATAACATCTACCTTTCCTTCAGATATTTCTTGAATTAATTCTCTTAGTTCAGATATTCTGCCTTCTTCTCCTTGTTTTGGAACACTTGTAGTTTCTTTAATTCTCTTCCCACTCATAGGGTCATTGGGGTCAGAAGTTTCTGGATAATCAACAAACTTAGACCTGTCTTCATATAATTGCTGAACACCTGTTGTTAATTTCTTTATCTTTCTAGCAATAATCCCATCAGTGCCGCCCTCTAACAAAGACTCAAGTATTTTAATCTGTACTTCAGTCTCTTCTACTTTAGTCTTTAAATTAGCGTGTTCTTTTTGAATGCTTTCAATATTTTCTTTAGCGTCTTTATTAAGGTCTTCATTTGACTTATCAGAAGATAGTGCTATTTCTTTTGCTCTTCGTAAGTTTTTTGCCCATAAAGGTTTATTTTGTTTAACGGTTGGGTTCTTTTCCAGTTCATTGATATGTAAATTAATTAAACTATCATAAAAAGACATTTTATCATTAGTTCCTTCAATAGTAACCATACTATTAGATAAATTTATTAATGTATCTACAATATTTTTAACATCTACTGGTTTAGTTGTTGTACCTTTAGCAGTTTCTATTATTTCTAATTTACCGTCAGAAGTTAAAAGATTTTTATACCTAGTATTTAACCAAGTTGGTTCTTTTTTAAGAATAGTTAATAAATTAATTAAAGTATTGGAGTCTTTTTCATTATTTTTCTTGCCAACCCAAGCAGCAAAATTTAAAAATTTATAACCAGTTAATGTTGCCTTACTTTTCTTAATTACAATATTTTGTGCTAATATTTTTGTCTTATTAAGTAGGTTATTTATATTTTTTATTTCGGCAGACATTCTTTTATGTTCAGTCTGTTTCCTACGAGATTCTGCTTGCTCATAATAAGCATCATTTTCTTTATCACTTGTATCTAAATCTTGGGTTTGAGAAATACCTGTTCCTCCACCACCAGCAGAAGTAGTGGATAAAGTCTCATCTAACTCATCTTCAACATCATCCCGTGTTTCTTCATCACTTCGGGAATCTTCTGCTACTTCTTCTTCCTCGGCTTTAAAAATATATTTCCTATAAGTAACTAAGTTATTTGAAGAGATGTTCTTAATTAAAGAATCTTTAATGTCTGTAATAGTAGCGTCTGATTTAACTAATAACATCGTTTCATCATCTATGTCTGCCTTTAACAACACTGTTCTCAAGGACTTATCTTTAGACAATTCTATAATCATTTAATCACCTCAGAATGGAATGTTTTCTTTCTTACCTCTTCGCTTAGGTGGCAAAGAAACTACATCAGGAATATCTGCTGACGAAGGAGAAGGCTTAGGGGTATTATCCGCAGGAAAGCCCATAGTCATATCTTTAGTCTTTTTAACTTCATTACTGTTAGCACTATGATTTTGTGCTTTAACTTGTGCTAATTCTTTAGTTAATCTTATTTCTTTTTGTCTTATATCTTCGCTCATATTTCCATCTCCAATTCTCCTTGAGTATCTATTAGCAATTTAATCAATTCTTCCTTTGACATTGAACCTATTTTATCCATAACTTTATCCATTAAGTCTTCTCTAGTCCCTTCTGCTAATTCATCATAGTCTTCAGAATCTAAAGTATTATCTTTAACATCTTTAATTCTTCCAAACTTATCTTTATCTGAACCGCCGACTAATTTAATTCTTCGATTAAGTAGGCCTCTATCTGAATCTTTATCAGTATCTCTCTCTTTTCGACTTTCTTTTATTATATTTTTCCACATATTAACTACTCCTTTACTTATTTAATTTCCCAAAAATTCGGCGGGATTTTTTTCCGGCCTTTAATGAATTTACTTTCATAATTAACCAACCCTTCTTTCTGTTCTTTGGTCTACATTCTGATTTCCGGCATCTACTGGTAGTCCAGTTAGTCTCTTATCCGGTCCTTGTGCTAGAGAGGGTTTATTTCTTGTGGTCGCAGGGTTTTCTTGGGGAGTACTGCCCCCTTCTGCCACTTGTCGCATATTCTCATCTAAATCTCGTTGGTCTAGATTAGAACCGGCTAAAGCATTAGGGTCGCCTTGCCCGTCTTCACCTTCTACTGGTGCTTCTTCAACAGGTTCAGGCTTCTCATAAGTAAATTGCCCATCTTCATCCATGTCAACTTCAAATCCTAGATTTTTAATGGCTGCGGCAATACTAACTTCTAACTCTTTCTTTCTCAAAGAAGCGATTTCATCCTCTTCTTCGCTTGGAGGGAGTTTTAAATCCCAATCAGTTATGCCAAATTGCTTTATTAGGAAGGGAAATACATAGTTATTATACACAGTCTGGGCCATCTGTACTGCTCTATTAGTAACAAGAATCTGCATACCTTCGTTGTTTAGACCACCACTTGTAGTATTATCAGCCATAAAGACCTTACTAACTCCGTAAAATGCTGAAATCCTATCTCTTAAATCATCTTTTACAGAAACATAGTCCATTTCCTTTAGACTATCCATAAACTTAATCCATTCAACAGCACCTTTACCATTTTCGCCTTCTATTCCCATAACAGGAATAAAGTGAGGGTCGGTTTCCATCTTTTCTTTAACTGAACGCCAAAAGGTTCTCATAGAGTCCATGTTTCTAGTTTGAACTGCCAGTAGCCCTTTAGGCATTCGGCTCTTAGTATAAGAAGAATTAACATAGTTCTCCATAGCAATTAAAGTAGTAATATGATTATATAGAGTAATAACAGGAGACAAGCCATAGAGCCTAGAAGGACTATACTTGCTAAAATGCAACACTTCCCCCTTTAAGAAGTACTGGTCTTTACCATTTACTCTATTAACATAATGAACAGGGGCCAAGTTACCTCCACACTCTTCACACATTTCATGTGGTTCAGTAGATATAATGCCACGATGATTAATACAAGTAAAGCCTTTTGTTCCTCTTTGTCCTAATTCATCAGAGTAAATAGCCATACTAACAGGGTCGCCACGATATAATTCTTTAATGCGATGCATTCGTATTTTACCATTACCGTCTAAAAAGTATTCTTTAACTAATACAATGTAAGCATCATCCATAATGTTTAAGTCATCTTCTAATTCTTTAAGAACATCAATAAACAATTGTTCAGATTTATTTACATAGCCCTCCACAAACTTTTCAGCATATTCTAATTGCTTTATGTCTGGTATTTGTAAATTAGTGCTTTTACACCTAGAACATTCTTTAACAGGTCTTTTATGTTCTTTCTTGCAATCGTTACACCTAGCCTCATATGCTTTTTCCCAAACATAACCTCGTCTAAATACTTCTTGCTTTAATTGAGTAATACAAGTTCTTGCGATAACTGAGTTTTGAACGATATGATAAATAATAGGAGCCGTCATTAAACTGGCTTGCTGCCTTTCTTGAATACCTATATTGAATACTTTTCTATCAGCAGGTTTGGGAGTAGTACGCCTAAACAAGTTAGTAATAGAAAATTTTTGTTTTTCTCCAACCATGTGTAACACCCCTATAACTTATGCAGGTTCGACCTATGTTATGAAGTTTCCTAATAGGGCTTCGTCCATTGGGAGGCGTGGTCTATCTTGCAGGTTAAACACAAATCTCGTGTTTTTGAGGCTTTACTACATTTTCTACAAACTGTAGCAAATCTAACCCTATTAGGTAATCGCTGTCTAATTCTATGCTTTAAAATTAAATAGTTCATAGATTACACCACATGACTACCACCAATCTGTTCTAATGAATCCATAATAGATATTTTACAATTGTCTTGGTATTTCTGAATGTTGTCTAAGTAAATACCTTCGTTAAGCCAATTAAAACCAACATGGTCTTTATGATTCTCCCACTTCATTAACTTGAATATCTCATCACACCGAGGCTTATACCAATCCGCTTTCTTATATCCTTTCTTCATGCGAATCAATTCTAATAGTAACTTAGCATTACCCTTCTTTAGTCTAAAGTGAGGTAAGCACTTAGTTAATAACTTAGTTACATCACCTTGAGAATAAAAGTTCAATCGGTTAATAAGCCTAGTATCTTGTGGAGATTTCTGGTCTAAGTGCATTCGCCCATATCCAATTGACTTATGCATTTCTTCCATAAATGCCCTACCTCTTGCGCCTGTTGCCACTAGCCCCACTCTAGGATTCATATTACGGTCTAATGTAATGTAACCATCGGAGTCAATAAAGGCAGCAGTATAAGCCCAAATATTTTTCTTTATCATAGTAGGTATTTTATGATAAGAACCATCAACTGAAATGATGTCTAATTTATTAATCATTTTAGAGATAACATTAGGAGAAGTAATCTTGGACATATTTAAAGGCATTCTTTCGTGTATTCCTCTAGCCCCAATTCCGGGATTTTCACAAACCATCTTAACAATAAAATCTTCTTGTCTTTCTTTTTTAGATTTATTTAATGATTGGTCAGTTACTTCAGCAATACAAGTCCTAAAACCTTTCTTGGCTAAAGACATAGCCTTAGATAAAGTGCTGTATTCTTTTGAATACACCATATCTTTTTGTTCTAATTCTGCTTCCCAATACTTACATAAAGAATCTATTACCTTCTTTCTTTTAGAAGAATCTTTTATTTTATTTAATTTATGTAAATCCTTTTCATTATATCTCATTTTATTTAAAGGAATTTTGTAAGGATTTAACCAATAAATAGTATCAATACATTTACTTAGATGGTCACTATAAGCATCAATCATTGTATCAATTGCTTTAGCCATTTTATCTCTTTGAGAACCTTTAAGTTTCCTACGACTCATTCTCATTTTTCTAATCAGGTCTGGGATAGTTTGGTCTTGAATAGTATAATTAGGAGGAAAAACATTTAATTGTTTCCTAGCATCGGTAGCATTAATTCTTAAACTATCAGATAGTTTAGTTATTTCTTCATGTTCTGACATAATATAAGAATCACCTAACAGTTTATTAATATCAACTCCTAAATCTGATTCAAGAGCAGTTTCTACTTCATCTAGTTCTTCCTTCTTATCTTTTAATTCCTCAATTTGAGGAATAGATTCGATTAGTTCTTCATCAGTTGGCATACATAATCACCTCAAATATTCAATCCTATGGCGTTGTTATCTGCCTTCTTAGGCTTAGGTACAACATCGTCAAACAGCCCTAAATCATCAAGCAGTATGAAGGTTTCTGACATCTGATAGGTGGCGGCATTGGCTAATGCTAAACTCATCACCATATCGTCATGCGCTCCTATTCCCTCAAACTTTCCTTTCTCTGTAATAGCAAACATAGATAATTCTTCAACAAGAACAGAAGTGACTCTTCTACTCTCTTCATTACCATAAGGAAAATTCATTTTTCTATTCTCTAAAGTCATTTGAAGATTCAAGATAATTTCTTGTTTCTTTCTTCTAGTAGTATTAAAGTCATGGATATTTAAATCGGCCACTTGTCTTAATTCTTGGGTAAAAGACTTAGCGAAGGTGTTAGTCTCAAAAAGAATTGCTTCTGGTCTAAATATCTTACCTATCATTTGAACCTTTTGAATATTTTCTCGGAACTGAACATTCTTTGCTCTATCAACATAAATAATAGATTTATTTTCCTCTTCATCCATCTCTATTACAGTAATTACATTATAATCCCCATCAGTAGATATAGCAGGGTCTACTCCAACGAAATACTTGTAGCCTTCTCTTCTTAATGGCTTTAATATTAAGTCTTTGTTCTTAGCATGGTCTAAATACTCAGGATTAAACAAAGAAGTGCCAGTTGAAATAGGCACACACATGTATTCTCTTGTGAACATTAATGAGCCAACTTCTGCCTTTCTAGCCATTAAAGCCTCATAATTCCATCGTGCAGGCCATAAAGGTTCATTGAGGGCATTGAAGCAGGGATAAGTATGGACAGTATATGCTGGATTTTCCGCTAATTGCTGGTATATATCCGTATAACTGAAAGGAGTACCTATTACCCTCAATGAAGCCGTGTGGTGAAGTGTTGGTATCATGTCACCATAAAACCAATCAGTAACTTTCTGAATACCTGACATACTAAACTCTTTCAAAGGGTCGTCAATAATGATTTCTTGAGGGTGAAGCCCACGAATCTGTGAACCTACCGACCTTTCAAGGATTTGATTACCATTAGTTAATGTAATGTTACCAATAGCCCATCCTCTAGCGGGCTTATACTTTTTAAGCATAGGATGAGTAAACATTTTATCAATATCTCTCATGTGAACAAGAGTCTGTTTTTGGTTAGAGGAAATATAGAGCATTTGGTATGGGGGTTCTTCAAAAATTAACTTCCAAACAACCCAACTGTGCATAAATACTGATTTACCGTGGTCACGAGAACAAATAATTACAGTTCTTTGAGTGGAGTTCATCAACTCATGCCATTCTTGTATATAAGAAGGGAAATCAAACTTTAATACATTCTGAAAGAAGTAAGGGAAGGAGTTTTTAGATAACTCCATATCCATTTCATGTTCAAAATTAAAAGGTTCTAATTCCATTATAGGCTACCTCCTAAACTCTCAACTTTTTGTTTTAATTTTTGAGCCTTTTTATGTAATTGGTATTTAATTAATTGATGATAATAAGCAACAATAGCCTTGTGTTCAGCCGGAGTTAGTGGGTGAGAAGTAATTTTTTCAAACATTTGTTCATACCTATCTAAAACCTTCATTTGTATATCCCTCAAAGTGTTTACATTTTTCGCTTCTGATACAGGAGGATATTTACTTAAAGCATTCCAAGTTTTTTCAACAGAATCCTTTTTCAATTCCCATACCATGCTAGACATCACTGGATTTTTATTACCTAATCCTGAAGAAGTCACATTACCATAAAGACCTCTTAATTGTTTAGGTTCGTATCCATATTTTCTAATTAGTTTAATAAAATGTTTAATGCTTTCTAAATTCTTTAATTTAACTAAATGACGCTTCTCAGCCGGAGTCCCATGTTGCTTTATGGCATCAGCATAATGTTTTGCTATTCTTTTTTGTAATTTAAGTGACTCTATTGACTCACCATTTAATTCATCTACTACACGCCTAACGGCTTCCTTCATCATTTGGAAGTTATATTTCTCCCTTTTAATTATATGAAACCAAGACAACCTGTTCACCTTTCAATATGGTCTTGCCATTTTAAAGTTCTAGTATTGGAATAATTGCCCGATACATCTTGATATACTTTATCTTTTAGTTTTTTAGGCACTCTTTTAATATAATTACCTAGATTTTTAGGACTACTGGGAATAGGTAACTTATGGGGTTCTTTTCCTTCGTGTCTATCTTCCTCATCTGTTTCAGTAAATCCAATACTTCCACCATGTCCACCAGTAGAATCCCATTCGCCGGATTGATACTCTGTAGTATTATCAATAGCATCAGATATTGCCCTTCTAATTCTTTTAGGTGCTTTTTCAAAAGTACCGCTATCATCTATCTTTTCCATAAAAATATCTATTAACCTTATAATATTACTATTTTTAAGAATACCTTTCCAAATAGACTTGTTTATTTTTTTCCCAACCTGTACGAATATATTAAATAGTTTATCCTTATGTTGTTCAGCAACATAGGGGTGCCAACTTTTATCATTAGAGGGGTTGCCATCTTGAT